AGAGCTATTAACAGATGTGTAGATATAAGAGAAGAGTTTGATCGTGGTGAACATAATTCAAAAGAAGTTGAGTGGGAAATGTTAAAACATATTGCTGATAATTACGTTGTATACAAACAGAAGAAAAAGTTAATTGACTTCAATGATATGATTGAAATGTTATTAGAAAAACAAACAAAGATTCCAGAGTTTGATGTAGTGTTTATTGATGAAGCACAAGATTTATCACCATTACAGTGGAAGTTATATGATATATTAAAAAAGAAGAGTAAAGATATTTATCTTGCAGGTGACGATGACCAGGCTATCTTTGCCTGGGCTGGAGCTGATGTTAATAGATTTATTAACGAACCTGCAAAAGAAAAAGTGTTACATAAATCAAGAAGAATATCCAAGGCTATACAAGAGCAATCACAAATGTGTATTGAAAACATAGTGGGTAATAGAAAAGAAAAGAGATATTATCCGAGAGATTACGAAGGTAACTGTGAAGAGATTGCTAACCTAGATCAAGTAGATTTATCTACGGGTAAATGGTTAATACTTACTAGAACAGTATCTAGATTACTAAAAATAGAAGAACAACTTAAAAAACAAAACATATATTTTGAGAGTAATCGAGGTAAAAGCGTCAGGGTTCGGGCATATAAATCTATTAAGAATTACGAACTACTACAAAAAAATATTAAATTAGAAGAAAAAGATTTAAAAGATATTAAAGAGTACACAGGCACAGAAGAATTTGATTTAAAAAAAGATTGGTATGAAGCTTTTCAAAACGTAGAACAAGAAGACAAAGATTATCTTTTAGGTTTGATAGAAGCAGGAGAAGATTTAGATAAACCTGCACGAGTTTGGACATCAACTATTCACGCAATCAAAGGCGGTGAACAAGACAACGTTATTTTATCGTTAGACTTGGGTGATAAAATATTAAAAGCAATAAAGAAAAGTCAAGACAAAGAAGATGAAGAACACCGAGTCTGGTACGTAGGTGTTACTCGTGCAAAAAATAATTTATACAAACTAAAAGCAAAAATGGAAAGGAAAGGGTATAAACTATGAGTAAAGTCTGGAACAAGCAGCACGGCGGGAGCCACTATCAAAAGTATAAAATTCAACCTAGTAAGTTTGTAGTAGAGAATAAATTGCTATATCCTGAAGGTTGTGCTATAAAATATATCATAAGACATAGAGATAAAGGAAAGAAACAAGATTTGTTGAAAGCAATACATTTTATAGAAATGATAATTGAAAGAGATTATAAATGAACTGGTTTAGAGAACAAGCAAAAATAGTTGAAAAAAATTTTGCAAAAAATTTAAAAGAAGTTGAATGGGCAAACGATGAACAAGATATGTTTGAACACTGGGATGTAAAAGGTTTATTTAAAGGTGAAGTTTTAAAATTTGATGTTAAAGGAAAGAAAAAAGTAAACAGAGCTGATGCTAATTCACAAGATGAAATAGCTTGGATTGAAGGAACAAACGTTTGGGGTAAACCTGGATGGATAAAAGGTAAAGCTGACTACATTGTTTTTGAAAGAAATGATTACTGGTTAGTTGTAGATAGAAAAGAACTTTATAATCATGTTGTTGAAAAAGTAAAAGAGAATGGTGTACAACAAGGTAGAGGTATATATAAAGTTTATCAACGAGCAGGAAGACAAGACAAAATAACTATGGTGCCATTTGACAACATAGAAAAACTAATCAACATACATAAGGTTCAAAAATGATATTACCACAAACAGAATGGCTAGCACCAAAAGAATTTCCAGACTTATCTAAACATAATGAGATAGCAATTGACTTAGAAACACGTGATCCAAACTTAAAAAAATTAGGTTCAGGATCTATTATTGGTATGGGAGAAATTGTTGGAATAGCTGTAGCTGTTGAAGGATGGAAAGGTTATTTTCCAATAGCTCACGAAGAAGGACCCAATATGGACAGAAAGAAAGTTATCGATTGGTTTACAAATATTTGTGCTTTACCTTCTAAAAAAATATTTCATAATGCAATGTACGACGTATGTTGGATACGTAAATTAGGTATAAAAATCAATGGTTTAGTGTTAGATACTATGATTGCAGCTAGTCTTATAGATGAAAATAGATTTTCTTACACACTAAATACTTTGTCTTGGGCTTTCCTAAAAAAAGGTAAAAACGAAGCAAGATTAATTGAAGCTGCAAAGTCAAGAGGATTAGATCCTAAAGCTGATATGTGGAGATTACCTGCTATGGAAGTTGGAGCTTATGCAGAACAAGATGCTCAATTAACTTTAGAATTGTGGCAGTTGTTTAAAAAAATAATTCAAGAACAAGATCTTCAAAATATTTTTAATCTTGAGACTGAGCTGTTTCCTTGTCTGGTTGATATGCGATTTCTTGGGGTGAAAGTGGACGTTGAAAGAGCTCATAAATTGAAGCGAGAGCTAGCGATACAAGAAGAAATGTTAATCCACAAAATAAAAAAAGAAAGTAACCAAGAAGTTCAGCTATGGGCAGCAGCAAGTATTGCCAAAGTTTTTGACAACCTGAACCTATCTTATGAGTTAACTGCAAAAACAAAAGCACCTTCTTTCACTAAAAACTTTATTACAAATCATAAACATCCTGTAGTGCAGATGATAGCAGAAGCTAGAAAAATAAACAAGGTGAGAACAACGTTTATTGATACCATTATTAGTCATGAACATTGTGATAGAATACATGCAGATATAAATCAAATTAGATCTGATGATGGAGGAACAGTCACTGGAAGATTTAGTTATTCTAATCCTAACTTACAGCAAATACCTGCCAGGGATCCAGTAACAGGCCCCATGATTAGATCTTTGTTTATACCAGAAGAAAACTGCAAGTGGGGTTGTTTTGATTACTCGCAACAGGAACCAAGACTTGTTGCACACTATGCATTACGTTATGAACTACCTTCTGTAAATACAATTGCAGATTCATATGATTCAGATCCATCAACAGATTTTCACAAAATAGTTGCAGAGATGGCAGAGATTCCAAGATCCGAAGCTAAAACAATTAATCTTGGATTATTTTATGGAATGGGTAAAGCAAAACTTCAAGCAGAACTTGGTGTATCAAAAGATAAAGCTGAAGAATTATTTCAAAAATATCATAACAAAGTTCCATTTGTAAAACAGTTAATGAATAAAGCTATGCGGGCAGCAGAAAATAAAGGTCAAATAAAAACTTTATTAGAAAGACGTTGTCGTTTTCCAAAGTATGAACCCATATTATCTGGATCTGATTGGGGTAAGTTTGTACCTGCAGAAGACGAAGAAAGAATGTTGCAATTACAAAACATGGGTGAATGGTTAAAAGATGATGATGGTGAATTTATTTTAGATGATAAAAAACAAAAAAAGAAAAACTATTGGCACAACAATTCAACTCGAAGAGCATTTACATACAAAGCTTTAAACAAACTTATTCAAGGTAGTGCAGCTGACATGACTAAACAAGCTATGGTTAAGTTACACAAAGAAGGAATCTTGGCTCATATTCAAGTTCACGATGAATTAGATTTTTCTATTGAATCAGAACAGCAAGCTGGTAAAATAAAAGATATTATGGAACATGCTGTTGATTTAGAAGTTCCAAACAAAGTTGACTACGAATCAGGTCCTAACTGGGGTGAAATAAAATAATGTACTATGGCTTATTTAAATGCTAACATACCGCCGATTTATTGTAAAATAAGAAGGGAGTATCTCTATGATCTTAAAAAACATAAAGGAGAAGCTAGTGACTGCGTTATCTTTGGTCTTAGCTCTATTTCAGGTCGTGCAATCTTATTTCATTGCATGTTACCAAATGGTGCAGTCTTTTATCGACTACCTATTTCAGCATTCTTTCAAAAAGAATTTGAAAGAAAAAACGTGCCTGATATGCGAGTGGATCAACTCGAACTGTGGAACTGCTTTAGTTATTATCCTAGTATCCATTGTTTTGATTGGTTGGCTGGTATAGATGGTAAATTTTTAGGTAAAGATAAAAAATTTTATCCAGGTCAATATTTATTTACTATTGACTGGGCTCATCCAGAGACTAATATACTTAATACGGAACACTCTGAAATTCCGCAAGAGCACAAGTGTGCACACATATTAGCGTTAAAAAACGGTAATTATGCAGCGCAACCAAATAATAGAATCATTTGGCATGTGAACAGTTATACCACAGATAATGATTGGCCCGACTACAAGGTGCAAAATACTTATTGGGATTGTGAAGGATCTGATTGGATAACAGAAGATTCTGATAATATGTTTTACGACATAGAGGAGAAAAAATGATTTGTATTGAATGTGAACACGTTTGTCATTGTGGAGATAAATGTCCAGGACTACCTGAAGAAGGTGGTTGCGGTTGTATGACTTGTATACATCCAATGACTTGGTGGAAAAAAATAATTTATTATTTAGTAGGTTAATTAGTATGGGGGCCCATTATGAACTATGCATTTACAGCAGTGTTAATAATTTTGTTTTGTTTACTAGCTTTTTTTGTGAGACCTCCTTGGCAAGCTCCATTGAAAGTTGATGAAAAAAACTATATAATTCCGCTACCAAAACCAAAAATAAATGAGTAAAAAACCTTTAAATATAAGCGAAGAAGCAGCTGTACAGATGCCGATGAAGACGGTAGCATCGTTAATTCTGCTCGTTGCAGCAGGCGTGTTCGCATATACGGAGCTGACGGCAAGGCTAGTATCGCTAGAGACATCACGTGAGCTATTCGAAAATGATTTGCTCAAGAAATCCGAACAGATACCCACGGATCAGGAGCAACATTTTTTATTGGAAGATCTTTATAAGAGTGTCGAGCAAATTGAAACAAGAATTGAAGACATGATGCACAATAAAGTAAACATACAGTTTATACAAAAACAAACTGAAAAACTTCTAACAGACGTAGAAGAATTGAAAGATAAGGTAAGAGCAAATGGCAACGGGACGAATCACTAAAAAAGTTTTAGACTACATAGCTCACATAAACAAAGAAGCTAAACAGATGAGTTATGTTAAAGATTTAAAAAAAGAAGTTGAAACTGGCAAGCATGGTACACAAAAATATGTTAT